GCCGAACCAATCGCAATAATTCTCCCGGTACCGGAAGCAGTTTTGAACGATTCAAAATATGATATGTGGGCTGAAATGCGACCGCGAATCACTGAGGCTTTTGCAAAACGTATCGACGAAGCTATGATCTGGGGACATAGACGACCGACCACATGGCCTACCGGTATAGTACCAACCGCTATAAATCGTGGACAGGTAATTGCAGAGGGCGCCGGTGTTGACCTTGCAGCCGACTTTTCAGAACTTATGGGAACATTAGAAGAGCAAGCGTATGACCCATCCGGGTTTATGTGTGCGCCGTCAGTTAAGGCAGACTTGAGAAATTTGCGGGATGATAATAACAACCCCATTTTCAACCAGAGCCTTGTAGTAGGAACACCCGATACCGTGTGGGGGCTGAAAGCAACCTATGTAAAAAACAACAGTTTTAACACCACGTATGCCAGAGCAATTTGTGGAGCAATGAGCGAAGCAAAATACGCTATCAGAGAGGATATATCTTTCAAGATTTTCACCGAAGGGGTAATAACCGACGATGATGGAAAGGTAGTAATCAACCTGATGCAGCAAGACAGCGTAGCAATGCGGTTTGTCATGCGCCTTGGATGGGCAGTACCGAACCCAATTCACCAGCTCAGACCAGACAGGGGCGGATATCCCTTCTCAGTTTTAACCGCGTAATTATACTATTATGGGTAAGCTCAATATTAAACTTCTTGTGACCGATTGCGACGGGGTACTAACCGACGGTAAACTACCCCGTAGATTTTCCATTCTTGATGGCCGCTTGCCGGTAAACTATCCAATGGTGATATTTACCAGCGCAGTACAAATAATTGATACAGCGGAGCGAGCCAAAAGTTTGGGAATCGAATTGATCCGAACAGCGGAGACACCGGGTATTAGTAAGTTGGCATCACTTAATTACCTTTGCAAGAAATTATCCATATCCATAAAAAACGTCGCTTATATTGGGGACGATATAGACGATCTTTCCTGCTTGATTAAAGCGGGATTTTCCATGGCACCAAAAGACGCTCAGAGAGCAGCCAAACAATCAGCAAATAAAGTATTGAAAACCAGAGGCGGCGACGGAGTGTTACGGGAAGCCATTAGAATCATTGACAAAAGGAGTCGCTAAAATGATGAACATTATTATGTTAAAGCCTACACAATTCAGGACCAGATTTTATTCAAGAGGAAATCCTTATCCGGTAACGGACGAAGTAGGAACCCGATGGATTAAAAAGAAATTAGCGGTTTTGGATACCAGGCCGGAAATGCTGGATGAACCAGAAAAACCAGTTTCGGAAGATCTTGAAAGTTTCACAGAACCAGGAAAACCCCTGGCAGATGAGCTCGACATTGAACCGGATGATACTCCAGAGAACAACGGGGATCCGAACATAAAAGAACTTAAATTGATGGCGAAGTCTGCAGGCGTTAAAGGATATTCCAGGATGAGCAAAGAACAGCTCTTGGGGGAATTAAATGGCGATAACAACGTTAGCTAATGTAAAGACCTATTTGGGACTAACCACTACGGCAAAGGACGCGCTTATAACGATGCTGATTCCGATTGTTGAATCCAATTATTTGGGGATCCGGAACAAAGCATTTGACACGGACGCGACCACCGGAGCCATAGTTTACCCGAACGGCTCAGAGCTTACAGCAATTCAAATGGTAGCCTATCTTCTTTTTGATAGCAGCAAATCAGGAGTTGCCGGAGCAGTAAAAGCCGAATCGTTGAGCCGCTACAGTATTACCTATGCAGAGCTGAAAGAAGGTTATCCTGGAGATTTGATTTCAAAGATTCAAAGATATGATACGTTGGTAATGTTATGATAGAGGATTTCTATACCCAATACGGGGAGATACAACGGATCAGGCAAACAGTAGACGGAGCAGGCGGAGTAACTCCGGAATGGTTAACTATCATGACCAGTAAGGGAGTATTGGACGGCATTTCCGGATCGACCGGGATGTACTCTGAAAAGATGAATGCGGATTCAACTCATGTTTGGATTTGCGGGATTTTTGAATTAACAATGCCGGATGTTGATGAACAGGTTTCTTGGTTTGGGGCTCCATTTATGGTCGCTCCCAATGGAGGGATCCCGACAGATATAGACGAAGGTGATCGGATGATGATTAACGAAGTTCCGTATCGAATTACCTGGTTAGATAATCCAATGAATTATAGTAGGCACCTGGAGATTGAACTAAAACGGTGGGAGAATGATGGCTAAATATATATCGAATGCATTGAAAGTAAAGCGCGAACTCTTATTTAAAGAACGGAAAGCTTTGCACTCTGCAGGGCTGGTGGTGCAAAAGCACGTTACCAGGAATATAAATATGCTCGGAATCGTTGACACCGGTCGCCTAAAAGGTGATTACAAATTCAAAGTTGTAATGAAAAACTTGACCGTTTATAACGGAACCAATGTTGATTATGCAGGATACCAGGAGTTTGGAACCGGAGTTTTTGCCGAAGGTGGCATGGGACGACAAGAACCTTGGGCTTTCAAAACAGCAAACGGGGTTTGGGCTACTACAGAGGGACAGGTTGCCAGGCCACATTTGCGACCGGCATATACTCAGAACGTGGGAGAAATTCAACGGGTTATGAGTAGGGAGCTATCAGCATGACATCAATAAGAACTATGGTTTATGCAAAGGCCGCCGCTATAGCCGACCGGGTATTTTTTGTAAAAGCTCCGGAGGGAACTACATTTCCTTATGTGGTGTTCTCTTTCCCGGATGAGGGGAGGGCATATCATCAGCAAATTGAAAAGATGCTGCAGCTTAGGGTTTACGACCACGAAAAAGACGGCTACACTGTAGCCACCGAGATCGAAACGTTAACCGATGAGCTGGAAGAGGCATTTGATTATAAGACGGCAAGCCATGAGACTACAACAGCATGGTTTCGGAAGATCGGAAGAAATGAGATCCCGTTCCCAGAGGACGATGAAACTTGGGGCAGGGAATTATTGTTTGAAATGAGAAATTATAAGCTGGGGGTATAACCATGGCACTTATAGCAGGACAGGTAAATAAGATTTTATTGGATACTGGAGTCGTTTACATAAATGGAAATATGTTGGCTCCATGTGAGGGAGACAACAGCTTTGTTGTTGATGTTGAATATAGGAACATTCCCTATAATGGATCAGCGGGAAAGACAAAGGGATTAAAGAGGATACTGAGAGAGAACGCGATTTTGACCGTTCATCCGAAAGGACTAACACAAAGCATTCTCAATTATGCTCTTCCCGGCTCAGAACTGGACGGCGCTGCAATCGAAAGCGCAGGCGGCAGAAAAGTTATTCTGGATGCAAAATACATTGATGAGGTCGTTCTTGTTGGTGACCAGAAGGATGGGAACACAAAGGTAATAACGCTCTACAGGGCACTTGCCGACAATGGGTTGACTTTGACTCTGGCAGAGGATTCGGAAACGATCCTGGAGCTAGCGTTCGCGGCTCATTACGATCCTACCGACCTTGCGGATCCTATTTATACGATTGAAGATGCTGCTTACTACGGCTCTTAGAATCAGATCTTAATTAATCCCGGCGTTGGCCGGGATATTTCATAAGGAGCGAGAAATGATTAAAACCAAGCACCTATTTAAATTATCTGCAATGGTAGATAAGATGGAGCTAGATGAAGAACTGAAACTGTTACTCGGTAAAGAAAAAGCAATGAGCGATCAGGAATTAGGCCAAACGATGATTATGGCAATCGTCAAAAAAATGCACAGGGCACAAAAAGAGACTGTTGATTTATTGGCCTCTGTTACCGGAAAAACAAAAGCACAAATTGAGGATCTTCCTATAACTGATTTGATTGAGCTTTTCAAGACAATCCTATCCGAAGAAGGTGTTCTCGATTTTTTATCCAAACAGCCGGAGGGCTGAAACCAGAAGAGGTTTGGTCGTTAATTTCTCGATACGGAGCGGAGGGTTTTAATCTTCCGCTTGTCTATGGGCTACGGCTGGCACGGCAAGCAGCCGAAGAGCGGCTTGAGGGGCGTGTCTGGCTGTATTACTGCAGCACAGTCGCCTATCAGGACAAGAAACACGCTACCAGTTACGAGGATATGATGAAAAAGTTACGCTTGCCAAAACAGTCAACAGAAGCAACCATATCAAAAGAACAACTCAACAAATATGATAATGTATACAAACTCTCTATGAAAAAAAAGGCAAAGTTAAAAAAAGCCAGGAGTGAGAAAAAATGAACGTTTTTGAACTCTTTGGATCAATAGCAATAAAAGGCGGGGACGACGCGAACCGCCAAATTGACCATTTAGATAAGAATGGTAAAAAAGCCTCAAAATCTGTTGGCAATCTCGAAAAGGTAACGGTAGCAGCCGGGAAAGCGATGAAAATTGCTTTCATAGGTGCTGCTGCAGCCATCGGGTTAGTTGCGGTAGGGCTCACAAAGGCCGTTAGTGAGGCTGCAGACCTGGAGCAGATAACAACCGCTTATGAGGTCCTGATCGGCGACGTAGAAAAAGCCGGTAAAGTTATAGCCGACATCAAAAAAGCATCGGCGAAAACCCCGTTCCAATTTAAAGATCTCGCAAAACAAGGCCAAACATTAATGGCCTTTGGTATTGAAGCAGATATTGTTGTGGATAAAATGATGATGCTCGGCGATGTTTCAATGGGTAATTCCGTCAAAATGGAATCCATTGTAAGGGCATACGGAAAGATCCAGGCAAAAGGAAAGGCCAGTCTTGAAGAATTAAATATGTTGACCGAGAACGGCGTTCCTATCCTTGGAGCTCTCTCCGAACAATACGGCGTTACTACTGAGGAAATGTTTAAGATGATTACCGCCGGAACGGTTGGTTTTGCAGATGTCAACCAGGCTCTCCAGAACATGACATCCGAAGGTGGGAAATTCTATGGGATGTTGGATAAACAGAGTAAAACGTTCTCAGGCAGGATAAGCACACTAAAAGACAATCTCACCTTATTATTTGCCGAAGTCGGATCAAAATTGCTTCCGGTACTTGGTCCAATAGTCGACACCATGATTACAAAAATCCAAACCGCTTTGGAGCAGCTCACCAGCGGGACAGGACCTCTCGCGAAATTCACAGAGGTTTTGGTTAAAATAATTGCTTGGGCTGTTAATAACATTCCAAAAATCGGTCGCACCTTTCAGTTTGTGGGAGAGGTGGCCGCTATCGTTGCAGACGGGATAAAGATCGTTTGGGATAAACTTGCTGCAACTGTCCAGGGCATAATTGAGAGCCTTGGCATAGATAAAGTAATCGGCGCCGTTATTGATGTTGCCATCGAATTTGTTGGGGACACTTATAAAGCGCTGAAAAAGGGATTAGATACCGGGGATTGGTCAGACTTGTTTGGGAAAGCAGTAGATCTATCAAAGGTACTGATTACTATTTATGCAGGCGTCGCGCTTGCCAAGAATTTTACTGCAGGACTAAGCACTTTATTTACTGGCATTGTAACCGCCTTTGCGGGAACTTCTCTTTTTGCCACAACCAAAGGTATCGGGATCGGCGGAGTGGTTGCAGCAGTATCGCTCGCGGTCGCTATTTATGACACCGTACAGGATCCGGAGAAAGGATGGGGAGCACTTGCAGCAAACGTCGGAGCAGCTCTCGCGGGAGGCTTCGCGGTTGGAGTATTGACCGGGAACCCAGCAAACGGATTTATGGTTTTCTCTATTCTCCTTAGTTTTGATGTTGGGGAGAAACTTGGCGTTCTGGCAGCGGATGTAAAGGAAGCTGCAGGCAAAATAACCGAATCAATCAGCGCAGGTATAAACGGGACAGAACTGGACGACGACGTTTACGGGACTGCAGAGGGATGGGGAGTTGAGCTTGCTAAATCCATAAAAATCGGTATGGGAGAGTTGTTTGAAAAGGACGACGACGGAACCGCTAAAGGATGGGGAGCCAAAATAATCGAAGGGATCCAGAAAGGAACAATCTTCGATAATATCTGGACTGATTTGGCAACCAGTTTTGATACAAATTGGACAATCACCTCGGCCAATATTGTTTCAGCCTGGAACGATACGGTAGCCAAGGGAAAAGTTGTTTGGAACCAGATTGTTGATGATTTGGAAACCACCTGGAGCACCGCCTCGGCAAATGCTCTAATGTTTGGATCCAGAATAGTAGGATCAATAGTTTCCGGACTCAGGACAGGCGAAGAGAAAGCCATAAAAATCGGATCCGATATTTGGGATTGGATTAAGGAAGGGTTTGGATCCTTCGCTACTCTTGGAGAAGATATAATCCAGGGTTTGATTGATGGATTCAATAAGAAAAAACAGGATGTTATTGATTGGTTTACTGATATATGGGCAGGGATTAAAGGAGTATTTAGTTCAAACTCTCCATCAAAAGAGGCTGAAAAACTTGGCCAAGATATTGATCTCGGATTAATTAACGGATTTAACAAATCTAAAAAAGGAATTATTGATTGGTGGGATTATCTCTGGAATGAAGAAATTAAGTGGGGAATATTTGGATCCCATTCAATCCCCAAGGAAGCGACAGGATTGGGAGAAGATCTCGGAACCGGCGTCGCAATAGGTATGGAGAACCCGGATATTGTAACAAGGCTTACGGAGGCTGCAGCTAGTTGGTGGGACGCGATAAGCGCTCCCGGAACGATGAATCCTGACGAAATTCTTGGGAATATATTTGATATATTTGGCGGAGCCGAGGAAGAGCTTGAAGAGTTGGCCGCTGGAGCCGAAACATTTTGGGATAGAATAGTTGCTGCAGCAAGTGAATCCGGAGTATCGGTCGCCGATCTATCCAAAAAATGGCGGGCTTCTTTGGGCTCAATGCTCACAGATGTTTATAACTTTGTTGTGGAAACCGGCGTCGCTTTTGCCAGCGGAACGGCAGATTGGGAAACTATTCTTGGCAGCTTTGGAACCGTTATGGGGAGTGTTTTAAACTCCGTTTTTGATGCTATAATTGCGGGCATAGTCGCGTCGATCATAGCCGAGGATGCTTGGCTTGCAACTACGCTCACCACTATCGCCACAGCAGTTGTAGGATTTCTCTCCCTGGCATTTGCAGCATTAACCGCTTGGTTTGCATTCTTAGGACCATTCGCGCCGGTCGCGGCCGGGGTCGTTATTGCCGCTGCAATAGCTGCTATCGCAGCGCTTGGAATCCTGGCAGTAAATGCCATTTTCCCGGCTGCAGCCGACACCCCGGAACCCGATGATTTAACTCCAGATTCAGACCTGGACACAAACACGGCCACCGGCGGCAGGCAGATTTCAGAGATTACCGGACCAACCAGGGACTTATTAGTCGACCTCTTAACACCTTTGGCCAGGCTGGATTCCTTAACCTCCATCGGGAACCGAATATATGATTTGCTCGATGAGCGTTTGGTTCCTGGAGGAAACTCCGGAGTAACTATCGAAAGTTTGGTTATATACGGGGATAGTGTAGATCCAGTATTAACAGCCCGGCAGATTGAAGAGGCGCTCGGCGAAAATCTAAACTTTGCACAGGTGGGAAATTTATGATTGAATTAACAAATGCTTTAGATGCTACTTTAATCTTACCTCTTACAATGACTTGGGATGTTGTCCCATTGGCAAAAAATGTTCAGGTTGAAAAACTTACCAGAGGCGGAGGTATAGTCGCGGGATTTCAAGCGCTGCAGCCGCGAAACTTTACGGTTTATGGATCCCTTTATTATGCGGATGTCGACCTTAATCATGCGGCCTATGATGCAATCAAAAAGTTCCTGCAGCAAACGCCGATTGAGGTAAACCGGTATGATGATAGAAATATCATTGCCTATCCGACGAATTTCAAAATGAAAGGATTGGATCAAGATATTGAGCTGGAGGTCAGCATAGGTTTTATTGCTCCGGATCCTTTCTTTTATGGCGAAGAACTGATTCATGAGGAATTAGTAATAAGCGACGCGACACCTTTTGCGGTAGCGAATGATGGGACGGCCAACGCAAAACCCGTTATTCATATTGAGATAACCAGCGGATCCCTTACGGATTTAACCATTTCAGCTAACGGATTTTTGATAGAGATAGATGGAATATTCGAGGCCGACGATGAGATATTAATTGACTGTAAAAATTTTACCGTACAGGCCAAAGAGCAGTACGGCGAATATGTCAGTATTATTACCTTGGTCGGCGATGATTTT